CCTGCCGGTTGGGGTTCGTCGGTGGGGAACTCCTGCTGACCGTTGGCGGCGAGCGTCTGGTGGCGGCTGGGTCTGCCGGGCTTCTGGCGAGTGGCGGGCGTCGCTCTGGACGGTTCAACTGATTGCAGGCCGTGTGTTCGCTTCTCCACGTCCTCAACCCATTCCCCCACCATTTGACGAACTGCGTCGAGCATTGTCGTTTGTGATTCCACGCATGCTCGCTTGAGCCGCATATGTAGCTCGTCGTTGTCCAGCTTCAGGCTTTTCATCGTCGTAAATCCTCGGTTTTCGTCCGGTCCATCTGACGTCTACAAAACAATAAGGTTCTTTGTGGAAAAAAACAGTTGACTGCAACGCAGCGTTACAGTCTACTTCGCGCCAAGTGTACATATTCCATCGTACCTATGTGAGGTTTTCCACAATGACACTGATTATCGAAATCGAATCAACGAAGTTGAATGTTAAGACTGGCGTCTCTCAGCGCACGCAAAAGCCTTACGAAATCCGCGAGCAAAACGCGCTCATGTTTAAAGAGGGCGAGCGGTTCCCGGATAAAATCAAGGTGACCATTCGCGATGGTCAGTCCGCCTATGCTCCTGGCCGTTACACGCTGCACGATGACTCGTTCTATCCGTCCCGCTTTGGCGGTCTCGAAGTCAATCCCGTTCTTGTTGCACTGCCTGCCGTCAAGCAAGTGAGCAACGGCTGATGTTGGCCGCTACCTGCTGGCTGATTGCCACGTTGGCGGGTGGCGCTTTGGCTTTGGGCGTTGTCCGTTCGGAGTTTCGCCCATGAGTTCTGGCGTCCTACGCTGCGATGGCGATGTGGCCGTGGCTGCCGATGGCGCCCCTCTGTGTTCCGGCGTCTGGGAATTGGTCCCGGTGCCTGAGCCGTTCAGTTTGGAGCAGCTTGATCCGGCAATGCTGGGCGCGGCGTTCTCGGCTGGATTTGTAATTGTTGGAACCTGCTGGTTCGTCGGGCGTTGTGCTCGCGGCCTTCTTTCTGTCATTCGTTAAAGGAAACTCAACATGGAATCAATCATCGCCGCTGTATCCGTCACTGATGTCGTTGCTGGTGTGCTCTCCATCTGTGGCGTCATCGCGCTGGTCAAAGTTGCCGCAATGGGTGGCCGCAAGCTGCTCGCGATGATCCGCTAAGGGTTATTTGCGTCGGGTGTTGGAACGAAGGGCCTCTGTGGCCCTTCTTTTGTTTTGGGAGGGCAGTGCCATGGATCAAGTTTGGTATCTGGTTATGTTTGTGATGGGCGGTCTTTCTGCGTTCGTAGCTTTTCAAGGGAGTTGATTGGATGGCACCCAGAATTATTATTGCCGCAGTCTGCCTTGTGTTGTCATTGCCAGCGTTTGCAGTTGATTATTACTGGAAAAAATCGGGAAGTACGTCGCAGTATGCATCGGCGGTCGCCGCGTGCCTATCGTCTGAAAGCTCCGTTACCAAGTACTCGTCTGTAATTATGTCGGAGTCTGGCACAACCGCCACTTGTCGCATGTACTACGCTCATGCGCCGACTAACTTCTCGCCGTCATTCCCCATCACGCGACATGGCGACACGTGCCCGGCTGGTGCTAGTTATAATTCAGAAACGGGCGGGTGCGAGGTGCCATCTGCTAGCGCTGGTGAGGTGTGCGACGGGCCTGACTTCTTTGGAATGCCGTCTATTGTTAATACGTCGGGAAAATGTGTGCCGTGGAACGAGTCGGACAAACCGTCAAATTGTAAGTATCTGGCTTCGCAGGGGTCACAACCAACTAAGATATACGTCGCATTTGACGCCAACGGCAATCCTGAAAATCCGCCGGTCGATAAGCTCGGCTGCGAGGCGGCGGCTGTAAGTACGGCGCATTGCAAAATGCCGGTGCCAAGGTGCGGAAGTGGGATTTGTGTACAAACGTACGTTGCCAAGTGTGAAGTGCTGGTGAACTTTACGGGAAATGTTGCTGGTGACTCGAATAACCCTTTCCCGGTGTCTACTGGTCCTGGCGAAGAGGGCGTTTGCCCTGATGGTGTAGATTGCACCCCGCCGGATGAGCCGGTCATCGAAGAAAGCAAGCCCTGCAACTACATGTATAACGGTGCGGTAGTAGGATGCGAATCATCGGAGTTCAAGGGCGACCCCGGCCAGATGAACTGTGGCACTGTAAACGGTGGTGCTTATACCTGCACGAAGAAAGTCCCCACATCAAATGGCGTTGATATTAAAACGAAAATCACGACAGAACCGCAGGCCGATGGTACTACCAAGCAAACGAAAGAGGATGTGCACACTAAAACGGTATGCTCGGCGCCTGGCAGTTGCACAACGCAAACCACAACAAACAATGTGGTGACCATCAAGGACGGCAACGGAAACACTATCTCGGAAACGGGAAGTTGTACCGGCGCTAATTGCTCTACCGGAAAGAGTCAGACGGGTAACTGCGCAGCGGGAGAAACATGCGAAGGGACTGAAGACGAAGAGTTCGATGGGCCCGAAAACGAAAGCGTGCCGGGTTTTGGTGAGTCGGTCGAAGCATTCAAGTCAAAAGTCGAAAATGCGCCGCTGATCACATCCATCAAGGCCATACGTATGCCGTCTGGTGGGTCCTGCTCTATCGGCGGTGCGTCAACGATGATTGGGACTATCTCGGGAGATGGTGTCTGCCAGAACGCGCATTGGCTCGACGACTTGTACTACGTCTTTCTGGCTATGGGCGCGCTTGGCGCTGTTCGTATTCTGATGAGTGCATAAGGGGGGTTCATGCTTTCTGATTTCGCAACATGGCTCAAGGATGTGCTGCTCTGGGTTCCTCGCAAGCTGTGGGCCGAACTGCTCGATGGTTTGGCCTCGATCCTTGCCGCCATCCCGGTGCCGGGCTTTGTCAATGATGCTCAAAACGCATTCGGGAGCCTGAGTCCAGGCATTGTGTTCTTCGCCTCGAAGTTCGCCGTGCCTGAAATCCTCTCGATGGTCATAGCGGCGTACGGCCTTCGGTTTCTGATTCGTCGCATACCGATCATTGGGTGACTTATGGCTATTGATGCGTATACCGGGCTGCCTCGGTCGGGCAAGAGTTATTCAGTCGTCAAAAATGTCATCCTTCCGTCTCTCCGCGAGGGGCGGCATGTCCATACCAACATTCCGCTAACAGACGCGCTCAAGGATGAATTTCAGGGGCAGGTCCATCAGCTGGCGGCTGACTGGTTTAAGGACCCTGATCTCTGTGACACATTTCCGCCGGGTGCGGTTGTGATTCTTGATGAGCTCTGGCGCCGTTGGCCGTCTGGGATGAAAACCAACGCGGTCAATTTTAAGGATAAGGAATTTCTGGCAGAGCACGGCCATAACGTCGATGAGTTCGGAAATACCACGCGCGTTGTCCTGGTATCACAGGACCTGAGCCAGATAGCAGCCTTTGCTCGTGAGCTGGTGTCTGTCACCTATCGGTCAACCAAGCTCGACGCGGTGGGCGCGGACAAGCGGTTTAGGGTTGATATTTATCAGGGGGCGGTGACCGGTCAGAGACCCCCAAAGTCTCAGCTGACGCGCTCGGTGTTCGACAAGTATGAGGACGAATATTACCGCTACTACAAATCCAGCACGAAGAGCCTGACGGGTGAGGTGGGCAACGAAAGCAGGGCAGATAAGCGGTCGAATGTGTGGCGATCGCCGTGGCTTATCGCCTCGTTCGTGGTGCCTGTTATCGCCATCCCTTTCCTGCTTTGGTACATCTTCGGCCTCTTCTTCGGTGGAATGGGACTTATCGAAGAGGAGGAGCAGCCAGTTGTTGCAGAGACGCCGGCGATGGTTAACCCGTTGCCTCCTGAGTTGCAGCCGCGTCAAACGGTGGTTGCTACCGCGCCTGTTCCGCCTGCTGTACCGGCTGGCCCTGTTGAATCGCCTATCTGGCGAGTCGCCGGTTACATCAAGCGCGGGCAGGCAGATCAGGCAGATCAGCCTGCATGGTCATCCCGGACCGGGTATGGCCTTGAGTCCGCCGAATCGAAGCCGACTGGCAGAATGCCTGACGTAATCGTTTTGGTTTCGGAGTTCAACGGCACGCGCTACGTCGTTACCACTGACTGCGAGCCGTTCCCTGACGGGATCAACAGGAAGTGTGACGTTGATGGATTCACCGTCACGCCGTGGTCTGGCCGTGGGTCATCGTCCCAGTGGGCGAACGGCTCTACCCTCGTAGGGCGGACCGCTGCCGCAGCGAGCGGAGCGACCGGAGGCACCGGTCCCGCCACGACTAATCCTCCGCCAATCTGAAAATACCTTTGCAATCCCGTTACGTAACGAATATAATGACCCTACACACAAACGAGGGTGTCATTATGAAAACTTCCAAAAAGATCTCGGGCCGGTGGGTTTATTCGGTTCTCATCGATCTTCTTCGGTTGAGAACTGAGTCCGATCGTTACTTGACGATGAGTTATTACGGCCGCGTTATGGGTGCAGTTAATGCTCTTTTCGATGCTGGCGTTATCAGTGCCGACGTCTCGTCCTGCCTTGATAGCTTGGCTCTGTCCGCATACTTTCACGCCGGAAAGCCTTTTCCTGACGCTCGCAATATCGGCCCTGTTATTCCTCGGCATGTCGTCTTTCAGCGTGATGCGGAAGGTGCCCTATGACAGACAAGCTCAAACCGGGCCGCAAACCATCCGGCAAGGCACTAACAAACGCGGAGAGGCAACGAAAGCACCGGGAGAGGGTCAAGGCACAGCTTGAAGAGCTAAAGGCCCTCAGAGAGCAAAATGGGCCGGTCCTGCCGCACCCATCTAAAATCGACCGATTCGAGGACTGACTATCATGGAAGGCTTTCTAGACGTTTGGGTTTTTTCGTGCTTTCTCGCCTTTGGTGCCTTTTGTTTCTGGCTGCTATCTGAGGGTTGAGCATGGCCTATACCCAGCACCCTGTTCCGGTTCATGCGGACGGCTGTGATTGCGTCGTCTGCTGGTCTCTGTCTCAGCCTGTTTTCCCGTACGTTGGTAGGATAAAAGCTGATGGAACCGACTCATACCGCCAAGCGCAGAATCAGAAAAAAGTCATGGAGCACCGCTACCGTTTCGCGAAGTCAAGGGGCTGACCGGAGGCCGCAGCCGCCGACACGCTCCATCGTCGGTGGACCGGGTGAGGATCAGAGCGCAGCGACCCTTGACCACACCTCGACACGCTAACCTCCGCAAGGGAGAGCAGGGAGAGCTTTTCCCCCTGCGCTCCCGCCGCGTCGCAAGCGAGACCCGCCGGAGGCGCTTTTGATCTTCGTTTCTCGCTTCGTTTGTTGCCTTTTCCACCGTCTGGCAGTACTTTTCTGCGGACGAAAAAAAACGCGCTCCCCCATACCAGCAGAAACGCGCCCTTAGACAAGTCGCAGGATATTCAAGTATGGGAACGAGCGCAATACCTTAAGGGATTGCTCTTGACTTCGCTCGTTCGCCCTATCTCTCCGCTCGACTTTCTGTCGACCGATCAAATCCGCCAGTACATCGCCAATCGTCAAGCTGACGCCGTGAGCCGCGAAGCGGCGATAAGGCCCGAAGGGCCTGGGCTTGTCCATATAAAAACAAGTGGAACGCCCCCTGCTTTTCGCTTCTCGGAATTGTTCCGGGAAACGGCCTGTGAAACTGGCATTCCGATGCGGCACGAAATCCTTATTCCGGGGAAGGTCGTTACCTCGCATCTGCCTTCTAATCCTGATGCGTTTGAGATCGACCAGCAGCTTATGCGTCTCAAGCGGCTGAAGAAAAACGTTATAACCTCGGCCAGATTGCACACAAAGGAAGCGCCTTATAAATCACGCGGTTGCATGGTCACGCTCACCTATCGGGAAGGCGTTAAGTGGGATTCCACGCAGATCTCCAGCTATATCCGGCATGTTCGGCAGTGGATGAAACGCAAGGGCCATGTGTTCCGTTATGTCTGGGTTTTCGAACTCACAAAACGCGGCCGTCCGCACTACCATGTGCTGGTCTGGATGCCCAAGGGCCTGACGATGCCCAAGGCAGACAAGCGCGGTTGGTGGCCTCACGGCATGACAAAGACCGAATGGGCACGCAACGCGGTTGGGTATCTGGCTAAATACGCCAGCAAGGGCACCGATGACGTTATACCGAAAGGGACTCGCCTCTACGGTGTGGGGGGGCTTTCTGCGTCTTCTCGTCTGGTTCGCGCTTGGTGGAACCTGCCGGTTGGGGTTCGTCGGTGGGGAACTCCTGCTGACCGTTGGCGGCGAGCGTCTGGTGGCGGCTGGGTCTGCCGGGCTTCTGGCGAGTGGCGGGGG